AAATCAAGCCACTGCAACGCAAAATGGAATATATTCAGTAACCGCCACTGGTTCAGCTGGCGCAGTATGGGTTCTCACTAGAAGAACTGATTCTGATAATAATCCAACTGGAGAAGTACAAGAAGGTGACGCCATATTTGTTATTGGTGGATCAGTCAATATTAACTGTGGATTTATTCTTTCAGGAACAGCAACTGGAGCAAATGACACCATTATTTTTGGAACAGATAACTTAGTCTATTCACAATTTACTGGAACAGGTTCGTTTACAGCAGGTGATGGTTTAGTAATATCAAACAGTGCTGTGAATATTGTTACTGCAAGCTCAGGAAGAATAGTAGTTAATGCCGACAGTATTGATTTGGCTAATGTATCGCAAACAGATACTAATACAGGAACAGCTACAAGCTTTGTCGTTGGTTTATCCATAGACTCTTATGGAAGAGTAACTGGAACAAACAAGTCAGATGTTTCTTTTACTGGCTATGCAACTTTGGCAAACCCAACTTTCACTGGTGCTCCGTTAGCTCCAACGGCAAATGTTAGCACAAATAATACCCAAATAGCTACAACAGCATTTGTCATTGCAGAGATTGCAGACGAAGCCATCCTTAAGACATTAGCGAATGCAAAAGGCGATATCTTTACAGCTTCAGCAGATAATAGTCCAGCAGTTTTGGGAGTTGGAACAGATGGTCAAAGACTCGCAGCAAATTCGTCTGCAACAAGTGGACTTTCTTGGGCAGCACACGATCTAGATAGCCTTAGTGACGTAGTTATATCTACACCTGCAAATAATCAATTCTTGAAATATAATGGTTCAGCTTGGGTTAACGCAGTTAGCACAGAAATTCAAAATATTGCTGACCTCGCAGATGTAACAATAACGTCTGCTACAAATAATCAGTTTATAAGATACAATGGTTCAGCCTGGGTTAACTCATCCGTAGCAGAGATCGTAAATATCAATGATCTTCTAGACGTAACAATAACCTCTGCTGGTGCTAACCAAGTTCTTCTTTATAACGGTTCAGCTTGGGTTAATACATCTAATCCAACAATAGCTGGTAACTTAACAGTTTCTGGTAACTTAACAGTTACTGGAACAAATACAGTAATTAATACTACAGAATTACACGTTGCAGATAACGTTATCATGTTAAATAATGACGTTACAGGAACACCTAGCGAAAATGCTGGTGTAGAAATTGAGCGTGGAACTTCAACCAATGTTTTGCTCAGATGGAATGAAACGTCAGACCGTTGGGAATTCACCAATGACGGAACATATTACCAAACAATTTACATGGACACAGTAACCAATGCTCAGACTGCAGCTTATACGCTAGCCTTGGCAGATAATGGTAAGATGGTAGAAATGAACGTTGCTTCAGGTAATGCTCTCACGGTTCCAACCAATGCAAACGTAGCATTCCCAGTGGGAACAACCATAACGATTCTTCAGACTGGTGCTGGACAGACTACTCTTACACCTCAATCTGGAGTTACAATTAACGCAACCCCTGGCCTTAAGTTGCGCACACAGTGGGCATCTGCTACACTTATAAAGAGAGCCACAGATACGTGGGTAGCACTAGGAGACTTGGCGGCATAATATGGCAGCAGACAGCGGAAAAAGAGAAAAAAGAAAAAGAGCTAAACCTACCCTCGCAGAGGGTACAGCAGCCGCAACAGCGAACAGCACTATAACAAGTGCAGGTTTTACAGTTGGCACAGTTACAACAACTGCAACCACCACCGTAGCATTAAATAACACTGTATTGCCAGCTGTTACAGACACAACAGTAACCCCATTGGGAACTGCAATTAACTATGCAGTAGGAGCATTTTCACCTCCAGCGTTCTTTTCGCCTCCAGCTTTCTTTTCGCCGCCTGCGTTCTTTTCGCCTCCAGCTTTCTTTTCGCCTCCAGGATTCTTTGGTCCTCCAGGATTCTTTGCTCCTCCAGGATTTTTTGCGCCTCCAGGATTCTTTGGTCCTCCAGGATTCTTTGCTCCTCCAGCGTTTAAATAATTCTAAAAAGAATTAACAGCGTAAAAGGCTGGAATAACCCATCTGGTACCAGATAAAACTGGGGTTACTCCATGAATGTAGTTCACATCTCCCGGATGTGAAACAGCCATACCAGCTACTGGCTTTATCTTTAAAGAGTGTTGTGTATAAAAAAGCTCGCCACCAAGATAATCATCATTAATATAAAATAATGAATTGATATCATAATCAGGAAAGGCATTAGGTCTTCCGTCCTGCAATTGCTTGTCTGCATGAGCTATTTGAAAATCACCAGGTCTCCAGCACACTATCACGGGTGCTCTCTTTTCAACAACACAATTATAATTTTTATTTATATTTGCAGTCATTTTATCAATATAAAAATCAATTAGATCATATATATCTCTATCTAATCTTTTTACAATATAAGAACTACAAGTTCTATTTAACCAAACATCGGCACCATATTTTATGGTACCATCTTCATGGTATTCGCTTTCTCTTGAATTATCCCATTCATCTATTTTAGATACGAAGTTTTGCAACTCGAGTAGATCAGTCTTATCAATAAAATTTTCTATAATTTTAATATTATCGGTAGAATCTCCAAATGTTCCAGGCAAAACTTTCCAAGGTTTTTCTTCTGTTATTTCTTCGTTGAACATATTTAACCCTCCGCAAATTGTGGTATACTGGATTCCGCTTTAAAGTATATCACACATCTATTGGAGATAAGTAATTATGAACCCACAATATGTTTTTGATCCAAGATTAGGAATTATTATATATAGAGGTGCCATCAAAGACACCGAGAGTATAATCGATAAGCTTGAGTCTGGATTAGGAAAATCTAATCACGATATATTCAAATGGGACTTGGGAACAACTGGAGATCTAAGAAAAGACAAAGGCTATAGGAATTGTAGTGACTTTAAAATACATCCAGACAATACAGTTTGGGAAAACTTTCCAGAAGTTTCTGAAATTAAAGAAGCATGTGAAGCAGTAAAGTCTCCTTTGCTCGAGTGCCTGTATGACTATGAAGTTAGACACGGAATAAAAATGGATTTTATGGAAAGTTTTAACTTTGTTAAATACATTCCAGGTGAACACTTTTCTGCTCACGCAGATCATGGATATAGCTACAACTGTACAGTTTCATCTGTAGCATATCTTAATGATGATTACGAAGGTGGAGAACTGGTTTTTGATGTTCTTAAGTTAAAAATAAAACCAAAAGTTGGAGATATAATATTATTCCCATCAACGTACATCTACGCACACAGTTCTATTCCAGTTATATCTGGAACAAAATATGCAGTTGTGACGATGTTTGACTATAATGAAAGAACTCATAAAGGCTTTCAGTATGGGCACAATTTAGACGGATCACCAGCTGACCCTAATGCAGGAAAAGCTCCAAGATTCCCTGGCAGAATGCCTAGCTCAATAAAGCAGTTAGATCCAGATTATTTATTCTCAGGTATTTAAATGACAAAAGTAACACTTTCAAGAACTCATAATAATTCAGTTGAAATAAGACAATCTCGACTTAAAAGAGATTGGATGGATCAAACCCATAACAAGCATGCGTATCAATGCACACCAGTTACCACAGCGAATGTTAGTGGATGGGAAATGATTCTTCCCGAAGAATTAGTTGTAATTTGGGATGGTGGACCCAGTCCAGCAAGAATAGTTAGCGGTGGCGTCCACAATGGATTTCATTTTGCCCATTCAAACATTCACGGAATGATATCAATTGCAACTGGTTGGGCTATAAACACTGAAGAAGGTTATAGTTTATGGACAACTGGTTCGCCAAATTATTATGTTGATGGAGCTTCACCAATGACAGCTAGCATTCCAAGTAGTTGGTGGCCAGATGAAGTTCAAACAAACTGGGTAATACACAAGATAAATGAACCAGTTGTATTCCCTAAGGGAAGTCCTTTCTTGTTTTTTACTATTTATCCAACAGATCTACTTCCAAGTGTAGAATTCGAAGTACTCAATAGATGGGAAGATAGAGAGCTTGAAGAATCAAGAAGAAAATATAATGAGTTTAAAATGAAAAACTCACAGGAAAAACCATGGACATGGGTAAAGGGAATAAAAACTGGTCTAGACGCAGATGGAAAAAAAATAGGCCCAGGTACTAAGGGTATGTTGAGGTTAGCTGAATTAGATGATACGGCAGGAGAAAACGATTATGATGAATTACAATGACGTAAAAGGAAAGCATCTTGGTGGCGGAGTCGTCCTTTTCGAAAATGCCGCAGAGATAGACTGGGATTGGATGTACAACTTCTGTGAAAGAAGTATAGAAAAAGAGAAGGCAGAAATGTATAGCCTTGCAATACATCCAAATACTGGAGAAGAAGTTTATGTAAACAATAGTGGTTATTACTTTCCTATTGAAACAATTGAACAGATGCCCTACAGAGCGACAAGAATACATAGAGATCAAGAGCTTCAAGCAATGAAAACCCTAGCTTTTATTGATGAAGTAAAATATAAATGTTTGTTAAAATATATAGAAATGTTTCCCTTGGTTTACAAATGTGTTTGGTGGCAAAGTAGAGGTCATATAACACAATATAAATCAGACGTTTATATGGGTCCTCACGCAGATATACAAACAGATTATATGTATGGGGTTCCTCATCCAACTCAGCAACTAGCAATGAAGAATGTAGTTGGTACGATATTTTATATTAATGATAGCGTTGAGTCTGATGATGAGCTTAATGGTAAAAATTTTACAGCTGGTTCACATTACTTTCCTTATTTGGATATAGAATACTTTCCTAAAAGAGGAGACGTATTAATGTTTCCAAGTGACTATATGGCCGCTCATCAAATAAAGCCAACAGGTGATGGTGTAAGATATGCATATCTTGGGTGGTATTGTCATGGAAGCCCGAATGAGGCTTTGGGTGAAAATGTTCTTGATCCATTGAAAGATCCTGCTAATGCAATTAATACAGTAAATGTTTACCTTCCTTTTCTTAGACAAGATTATTTAAAACATCTTGAAGGTAAAGGGTATAAAGAAGACTCACTACAGTACATTGTAGCTTTAAACATGGAACAATATTAATAATGAATATTTCACTAGAAGAAATTAATTTGATTAAAGAAAAAACTTCTTTATATTTAACTAAGTCTATTCATAAATTATCCTATATCCTAGGTAAGGATCCGGAACAAGTAATGAGCACAACTTCCCTGGAAGAGTTGTTGGATGACGATGCATCGCCAATGCAAAAAGATGCAATCACCTCATTATATAATCAAGTTACTGCATTAAAAAAACTTAATTAATATGGAACCTAAAGAAATTAGCGAAGAACTTATTCATGAGTTTACGGAAAAAATGGATGACGCAGTACCTACATATTCTGATGAAGACGAAAATATTGTAATGGAAAATGGCGGAACTACAAGGGAGTATGTTCTAACAAATGACTTTGTTGAAATGAATAGATATATAATTCTTCCTTTATCTCCAAGTATAGAAGATTTAACATGAGCTATAATGCAATTGAAGACTTAAAATATATAGATAGACAAATTAGTTTCTATTTATACTGCATCGGCTTAGATGGTTCTAATACAGATATCTATACTATAGATGAAATCATAAAAGCAACTAGATCTATAACTATAGCTCCGATAGATGATGTTGAATCTGGTAAGTTAAATTTAGGTCAAGATCCTTCTTACTTGTATTTAAAGAATCAAAGAATTTCACTAATTGGAAACATAAGAAGATTATGGCATATGCGTCAAATTGCGATTGGGGCAATTTAATATGATGTATGAAAAAGATTATTTTGACAATTTAGCAAGATTGATTAAGTATACAGACATAGAATCCATTGAAGAGTCGATACAAAAAAGTAAAGATGTTAAATCATATTTAGATACATTGTCTCTTGATAAAAGAAAAATTGCAGCCGGTATGGATTTTCTAATTTGGTATTTTGATGTATTT